GTAGGGCTTGGTTCAGGTGCGTTTGGCACAGGGCTTACCACAGGTACAGATAACGTAGCGATAGGTGAGGCTGCGGGCGATGCTCTGACTACTGGGTCTGACAATACCTTAATTGGTGATAATGCGGGTGGAGCGTTAGCTGGTGGAGCAGAAAATGTAGCCATTGGTTCTAGCGCACTTCTTACAGAAGATGCTGCTGGTAGAGGAGTTGCGGTTGGCTTTGAAGCTCTTAAAGTACAAGACGCTAGCACTGATTCTTACAATGTAGCTATTGGGTATCAAGCTGGCGTAGCAAATACCGGGGGTATCAATAACACTTATGTGGGAGGTAACTCGGGAGATGCCGTAACTACGGGTAATCTTAACACCTTCGTTGGATCTAATGCTGGATCAGCCGCTACAACGGTTAGTGATAATACAGCGATTGGAGCTTATGCTTTTGACGCTGGTACTGGCGCAGACAATACGGCAGTGGGATCAGGAGCTTTGGGTGGCGCATCTAACTCAGCCGCAAACAATACGGCTATGGGTAAAGACGCTGGAAACGGTATAAGCACAGGCGGTCATAACGCTTTATTTGGACATAATGCGGGAGGTGCGCTTACTACTGGTGGTTACAACACAGCGGTTGGGTCGCTTGCTTTAGATGCCCAAACCACCGTGTCAAACAACACAGCAGTGGGTTATGCGGCTTTAACAGTTAATTCAACTGGAACTAACAACACCGGAATTGGATATTATGCTTTGGTAGCTAACACTACGGGAGCATACAACGTGGCCGTTGGAGATGGGGCTTTAGACGCCAACACCACGGGTCAATATAACACTGCAATTGGTCACAATGCTTTGTCCGTGGCTACCACAATAAATAGCAACACTGCGGTTGGCACTTCTGCTTTAACAGCAACCACTACTGGTACAGCTAATGTAGCGGTGGGTGCTTTTACTATGGACGCCAACACTACCGGAGGCTACAACACTGCGCTGGGACAGGCAGCTATGGGTGCTAACACCACTGGTGGAGACAACGTGGCAATTGGATATGCTGCGCTAGGAGCTAATGAGACGGGCGGTCAAAACACTATAATAGGAACTGCTGCACAGGATGCTGCTACGGCGGGTTCTTATGTAACAGCCATAGGTTATGCGGCATTGAGTAACGCTACTGCGAGTTATAACACCGCTGTAGGTAGGTATGCTGGATTAGCTAGTACTACTGGAACTAACAGTGTGTTTGTTGGATATAACGCAGGCAAGTCAGTCACTACTGGTCACGGTAATACCGTTGTTGGAGTGGAGGCTTTAGATGACTGTACTACTGGACAGTACAATATTGCTATGGGTAATGCAGCATTACACGCTAATACTGCGACAGGAAATGTTGCCATAGGTCATGCTGCCATGTACGCCAATACGACAGGTGCAAATCATGTTGCCGTGGGGTATGCGGCTTTAGACGCTAATACTACTGGTAATAACAGCACAGCTATTGGCCACAATGCATTATCGACTGCTACTACAGCGGATCAAAACACTGCCGTGGGTTCTCAGGCACTTTTAGCCTGCACTACTGGCGGCAATAACGTAGCACTTGGAATGAATGCTTTAGTAACTTCCACAACTGGAGAAAAAAATGTTGCCATAGGTTCTCAAGCATCCTATGCCATGACTACTGGTACTGAAAATGTGGCAATAGGGTATCTTGCGGGCGATGGCCAAAGTACATCAAGTTATAACGTATTTGTTGGTTCTTTAGCGGGATCTTATTCTACGGCAACAGGTACGCAAAATATTGGAATTGGTCGAGCCGCCATGTATGCCTTAACAAGTGGCAATAATAATGTCGCCGTAGGTGGTGCTTCTGGGTATGACATAACTTCTGGGTATGACAATACGTTTGCTGGTTTTCTTTCTGGAGAAAACATAACAGGTGGTTATCGAAATGTTGGAATAGGCACTAACGCACACGCAACGATGACCACTGGCAACTATGGCGTATCAATTGGATATGATGCGGGTAATGATGTAACAGGTTCTAGTAACACACTGGTTGGGGCATTTTGTGGAGACATGCTAAGCACTGGGGCTTATAACACGTTTTATGGTTATGAAACTGGTTCTTATAGTCAAAACACTACGACAGGCGATGGCAGTACGATAGTCGGCGCATTTGCTCATAACTCTTCTGGTACTGTCGATTATGAGGGTGTGTTCGGTTACAACATGACCGGCAAAGGTGCTGAGACTTTTATGGTCAGAAGTGCTAGTGGAGCTTATAACAGCGGAAACTCTTCTACTTGGTCAACTACCTCTGATGTTCGGATTAAAAAGAACATAATTCATGCAACGCTTGGATTAGATGCCTTAAATGAAATTCAAGTTAGGCAGTTTGAATATCGAGAAAACGATGAGATTGAAGATGAGTTAGAAAAAGATCTTCCAACAGGGAAAGTTGTTACTGGGGTTATAGCTCAAGAAATAGAAAATGTACTCCCAGAAACAATAACAGTAAGAGACAACGGCTTATTAACCGTAAAAACAGATGCTGTTCTTTGGACTGCTGTTAAGGCAATTCAAGAGTTGTCTGACAAGGTAGACGAGTTGACCGAAAAACTTAATAACTGCAATTGCGAATAGGAGACTAAAATGGCAGTAAAGAAAACATTAACGAGAGCTGTTCCCGGCAACGAGGATGGCAAGGTAGTTCGTTGGGCGTTAGGCATGTTGTACGAACAAGGAACTAAGGGCGAAGCTGATTATTTTCAAAGCGAAAAAGAAGTCACGATTTATGCAACTGAAACACGCCCCGGCCCTGACGGAGACGAAACAATCAACAACTTTACCGCAAAAGCAGAAGGTGACTGGACTAAAAAAGAGTTAGAAGATCTTTGTCCAACGGCTAAATGGGACGCGGTATTTGCAAGTCAGTACGACTCAGTGATTACTAATCCTCCCAAAGAGCCTGTTGATAATAATGATTTTGTGATCCCTAGTTAATGGAGCCGCAACCTTACAGTTTTCATACACTGCCAGCGGTTTTTATGCTGGAAGCGCAGCTATCTGAAAACATGGTAGGCACTCTTAATGACTACCTAGACAAACTGATGGTGGATGAAAAGCGGAAAAGTCATGCGGGTACGTTAGTTGGGCAAATAGCCCACGGACAGCAGCTTACAATGAATCATCTTTGTGAAGAGTTAAAAGACTTTAATTGGTTGATTCAAGGTTTGGCAATGGACTACGTTAAGCAGTTCTGCGCTCAGTCTGGCAATACATTACAAGGTAAAAGAGAGGTACTTACTGATGAGCTTTGGTCTGTTCATTCTTACGCTGGCGATTATAATCCCATACACGATCATGGTACTAAAACACTTATGGGAGTCTCCTGCACCTGTTGGACAAAAGTACCGCAACAGATCCTAGACCAGCCTGCATCGGGAAGCCCAGAATACAGCCTGTATAACTCTTCTGGTAATGCAGATGGGTGTCTGGCATTTAGCTATGGGCGTAATAGTTTGATGGATATAGAACGGCTGTCTCCTCCGCAAAGTTTTGTAATCAAACCAGAAGTCGGGAAGTTATTGATGTTTCCTAGCTGGTTAACACACATGGTTTACCCTTTTGAGGGTGAAGGCGAACGGCGCACAGTCGCTGCAAATTTAAATGTTTGGAAGGTAGAGGAAGATGGAACAAGACACTAAAGAAGTTGTAGACGCAGAGGTTGTAGAAGAAGCAGAGGTTGCTCAACTGCCTCCTAATCCTGAGATGTTAACTGCTCGTATGGATGAGCTTAGAGAAGAGATCGGTCAAATTACTAACGTAATTAATGCCAACCAAAAGCAGCTTGATACTTATGTAGCAGCGTTTAACTGGTATTCACAGCAGCTAGAAGCAGTTAATGCGGAGCAACAGTAATGGATTTTGTTCTTAATATAATATCTGTAGTAACGGGTATTGTGTGTGCGGCATCGATTATATGCAGCCTTACTCCCACTCCTAAAGATGATGCGTTGATTGGACGGCTATATAAGATCGTTGAGATTGCAGCGTTAAACATTGGTAAGGCAAAAGAAGGATCTACAACCAACCCAATTAAGTTTGTTAAAAGGTCTGATTAATGTCTGACTCGCTGGAGGAGATGTACATAAGACGTACAGAACTAAAGGCGCATGAAAGAGAATGTGCTTTGCGATACGAGTACATTGAAAAGAGACTTGAAGAAGGATCGGAAAAGTTTAAGAAGCTAGAAATGTTACTGTGGGGTGTGTATCCCTTTATGATTGTAACTATAGTAGCTTCTAAGTTTTTATGAATGAAAGGTACGATACTGGCCTTTATGCTGATTACAGTTATAGAGGGGAACGTGACCCAAGGGTCAGAGCAAATGTTGTTTCGAGACATTCATCGTTGCCAGCAGTTTGCGTATTGGATAGAACATAATTGCAGAGATGTCCGTTGTAGAGGGGGCATCAAACAACACAACATAACCGCTTACTGTAAGCCAGTAATGGCTGGAGCAAACCAAAAGTTTTGGGATTAGTTATGGCTAAGAAGTTACAAGAAAATTCTGTTTGGGCTAAATACGATATTGACCAGGATGGCACGGTTAGTGATGAAGAACTTGAACGTGCCACACAAATGATTGAACTAGATCTTCGAGAAGAAAAGCAAGATTCCCAGCGCCGAATTGCTTGGGTTGCTATGTCTTCAATGGTTTTGTATTCGTTGCTACCTCTTTTACCTTTCGTTCCAGAAGCTCGCCTTTCAACCTTGTCCTCGCTTAGTGATATGTTGTTCCTTAGCCAGGCCAGCATCATAGGTCTATACTTCGGCGCTACGGCCTATATGTCGCGTAAACCGTAGAGGTTTACCATGATTATAGAATCAGTCGCCGCCGCTGGTGCAATCCTTAGCACCATCAGCACCGCTATCAACAAACTGAACGAGGTTGGTGATGGAGCCGCGAAAGCAGTTGAATTGATGCAGGGGTTTTCTGATGCGCTTGATTCTTTTGAGCGTGAAAAGAAAGATTCGGTTATCAATAATCTTAGCTCACAGGAGCTTTTGAAATTGGAATCAATTAAACACAGAAGAGATCAGTGGGAAAAATCACTGCATGATATGTTAGTGATCCATGATCCAGCGTTGCTTCAAAGATGGGACGATGCTAAAGCTAGACAAAAAGCTGCTCACAAACGCCAAATGGAAGCTATCAAAGCCAGGGCTGCTGCCAGAAAGAAGATGATTAGACAGATCTGGCTTATAATGGGGGTGACCGCTATAGGGTTACTTTGTGCATTTATATTAATTGGAGGGGTCATACTGATCTTTAAATGATGGCTAAACAAGCACAGCAAAAAACTGTAGATAAAAAAAAATTAAAGAGTGGATTCGACAACAACAGTTGAAATCCCATAACCAAGAGTAAATTATGTGGCAGATTAGCGCAGGATTAGGGTTAGGTTTATTGCTTTTAGCAGGTTCATTTAAGATGTATTACGATAAAACTCAAGCTGAAATAGAGTCATTTCATTTACAACTTGAACGATCAATTCAAAACCAAAAGATGCTTGAAGGAACCATTGAACAACAAAACGAGAACCTAAAAGAAACCATTCAAAACCATGAGCTCATGATCTCTCAAGTAGAGAGATTGCAGAAAGAAAACATGATGGCTCAAAATGAGGTCACAGATATCAGAAAAAAGTTCTCACGGCATTCCATGGATGTATTGTCCATCAGGAAGCCAAAGCTAATAGAGAATATTATCAATCGTGGTACGAAGTCAGTACTCAATGATCTTAAAGTTATTACCGATGAAGCGCAGTTCGATGAAGATATTATTATTTCTAACTCTACTTCTAGTTAGCGGCTGCTCTATACTAGGTTCAAGTCGGGACATTCCTGAAGTAAAACCTGTAGAAGTGGTAACGGTAGTAAAGAAAGCGCCTACCTATCACCCTCCATTGCCTAATCAAATAGATCCGGTTCCGGTAGAATGGACCGTGTTAAACCCAGAACTTATGCAGGAATATCTTGATGACTTAAACGAGGGGAACGCGCCAACCAATGCGTGGTATGCGTTGACGACAAAGGGATACGAAAACCTTTCTACCAATATGGCTGAAGTAAAAAGGTATTTGCGTCAAGTGTTGAGTATCTTAAAATATTACCGCGAATTAGATAACCAGGAGACTGAGGCTAATGAGTGACAAATTAAGAGAAATGCTTAGAAGGCATGAGGGTGTTAAAAACTTTGTGTATCTATGCAGTGAGGGATACGAAACGATAGGCGTAGGCCGAAATATCGCAGATTCCGGTTTGGGCCTTTCTGATGATGAGGTCGATTATCTGCTAGATAACGATATCAAGCGTGTCAAAGAAGAACTCTCTGATGAATACTATTGGTTTGGCGGGCTTAATGAGGCAAGACAGCACGCCATGATAGACATGTCGTTTAATCTTGGTCAGACCAGGTTGCGCGGATTTAAGAAAGCTTTAGACGCTATGGCTACCGAAGATTATGAGCGTGCAGCTGATGAGTTTATGGATAGTAGGTGGGCAGAACAAGTAAAAAGTCGAGCTCCTGAAGTTACTGAAATGATAAGAACAGGAGAATATCAGTAATGGCTCTTCAAAAGTTTTTGTTTAATCCTGGCATCAATAAAGAAGGAACCGATTACACCGCAGAAGGTGGTTGGTTTGACGGTAACTTAGTCAGGTTTCGCAAAGGCTTTGCTGAAAAGATAGGTGGTTGGACAAAGGTCATTCAGACTTCTTACAACGGCACAGGAAGAAAGCTATTAGGCTGGGTTGACCTGGCTGGCACAAAGCTTCTTGGTCTTGGCACGCGAACCAAGCTTTATATACAGGAAGGCACAAACTTCAATGACATCACACCAATTCGCAGTACCACTAGTGCGGGAGATGTAACATTTGCAGCGACTAATGGCTCAAGCACATTAACTGTCACTGATACTGCTCATGGCGCTTCACAGGGTGACTTCGTTACTTTTAGTGGGGCAGCATCATTAGGCGGTAATGTCGTAGCAGCAGTCATAAACCAAGAGTACGAAATAGCGACTGTACCTTCTACCAGCACTTACACCATCACTGCGAAAGATACGAGTGGCGCAACAGTAACTGCAAATGCTAGTGATAGCGGTAACGGTGGCGGGTCTACTGTTGGCGCTTACCAGATCAGTGTTGGTCTTGATGTATTCGTAGACGGCACAGGTTGGGGTGCTGGAACCTGGGGTGGTGGAACCTGGGGTTCTACCAGTTCGCTTAGTAACCTAAATCAGTTAAGACTGTGGTCTTTCGATAGTTTTGGTGAAGACTTGATTGCCAACGTCCGTGCTGGTGGTGTTTATTACTGGGACACTAGCGCAAAAACTCTTGGCACAGACAGAGCTGTTGCATTAAGTTCATTGACAGGCGCTAATCTTACTCCAACAAAAGGATTGCAAGTGTTGGTATCTGATGTAGATCGACACGTTATTGTCTTGGGTTCTGACCCAATCAGTGGCGGCTCTCGATCTGGTTCAATTGATCCGTTACTAATTGCTTTTTCTGATCAAGAAAACCCAGCAGAGTGGGAGCCTAGATCAGATAACACCGCTGGTTCTTTGCGTTGTTCCGCAGGATCAGAAATCATTGGAG